ATAGCAGTTCTTTTGTCACAGAGATTTTTATACCCCCTTATAATATCTTTAAACAAACATTTAGTATCTATTCCTCTCCTGTTCATGCCTTCTACTTTTCTGTGGCATCTGTAACATAAGCATACTAGATTTCTTTTATCAAAGATAAGTCCTCTGTCTCTTGGATTTGATAGTAGATTAACTATTGGTATTATATGATGTACTTCATCTGCTGGCTTCCAGCTATGCATATTAAAAGGATTAAAGCACAAAGGATGCAACCTTCTCATTCTTGCAGAAGTTACTTTCCATCTATTACTTGCTCTAATGTCTTGTGGAGTTATGTCCATGCTTTTCTAACGCTTCTAATCCTCTCTGGAATATCTTATGACAATCTCTTTTACTATCCATGTATGTATCTGGATTGTATGCTTTGACTGCCATTGACATTGCTCTTGCATTAGACTTGTTTGCATTAGGAATTGCATTTGTCATTTCTATAATTGGATTCAAATGTTTCATTGCCTTCCCATATATGATTCTAATGCATAAGTCAATTCTCTTTATCACTTAATCAATCCATTTATTATTCTCTTGTTATGAACTGTAAAATCTTTTCCATCAAACTCTAATATTATAAATCCCAAGTTCCATTGGTTGATTGGCATATAGTCTGGAGATAGCTCTGATAAACATCCAGATGTCCATGAGCCAATAATCTTACCATCTGCATCTTTTTCACCATAAGTAGATGTTCTGTGGTTATGTCCTGCAATAGAACAAACATGAGTTCTCTGTAATAATGTTCTTGCAGGATAGACTCCTGTGTTTCTCACTTCATGTCCATGTATGATAGTTAAATGCTTCCCTGCTTTTGCTTTCTGCCTTGATGATACTAATTCAATTCCATACTTGTTGAAGTCTAGTACATAATACAATTCAAAGTTAGCTACACCAATTAACTCTGGTGCTTTATGATAAAGGTATCTCTCCCATCTTTCTTCATGATTTCCAATCTTAAATACTATTCTTGCTTTTGGGAATCTGTAACGCAAGTGACCTAGAAACTGTCTTGTCTTTGTTAGCTCATTAGATAAGTCTCTTTCTTCTGGATCACGCTGATAAGATGAGATGTTGTAACAATCACAAGTATCACCATTTAAGTATATGTGTTCTATTCCTTGTTCTTCTCCATGAGATAAAGCTATCTCTAATGCTTCTTCATCATGATAAGGTATATGTATATCTGATAAGATTAACCATTTCCCTTTTACTAATTTATAATCTGCACGATCTTTCTTATCACTAACAGGAATTTTGTAACCAGCTTTACCATTAGTACGAAAGGTTTTTGAATGATTCTTTTTAGCTTTTTGTCTATTTGCTTCACCTTTGTTTCCTCTCCTATATCTTATCATTGCTCTTACATTATCTAGCTTTGTAAATACTGCTGGATGCTGTTTAAATAACATCTTGGCTAGTGTTGTTGTTGCTGTTTCTGGAAAATCTTTTAACGCTTTATCTACTATCTCTTGTTTTGTCATACCAGCTCCCATAATAAATCTAAAAAGAATACCACTAATGAAATACTTAAAATTAACATAATGATATAATCTCTATCCATTGTCTGTCCTGTCTATCTTGAAAACAGTTCCACACCTTGTGCATGGTTTATCAATCTCAAGACTACCCATCATGATTCCACAGTTAGTACAGTAACCAATATGCTTTCCTAATCTTCTACTTGGTATCTTTACTTTCCATTCCTCATAATCTGATTTATGTAAATAATATTGCCCCATGTTAATCTCCCATTGCTAGCCAAACCATAACTGAACTAACTATAAACAATACAATCAATCCAAAGTCATTTAACAATCTTATTGCTTCATCAAGCTGATCCATCTTTTATTCTCCTTATAGCTTTAGCATGATTCTTTGGTTTCATATCTTTTATTAATCCAGTCTTGCTATGAATCTCTCCACCTAATTGCTCATACATCTCTCTGTATGTCCATGACTTATCAAATACTTTATGAGCTTCTGGTTGATGTTCTTGCCACCAAGCATATTGTTCTGGCTTATGTTCTTTCACCCAATTAGCGAATGACTGTTGTGCTTGTGTATTCATTATAGAATGTGGAGAGCAGGTAGGATTGTAATGACTATGATGAACTGGACAAAGAACAACAATGTTCATTGGTTCATATCTATACTTCCTACATACCCCTTTAAAAATTAAGTGGTGTCCACAACTGGAAACCACTTTAGCATTCTCATGACCAGAGACTCTGCCACATATCTCACATGGCTTTCCTCTATACCGAGCCAAGAACAAATCATCACACTTATGCATCCAGCCACCAGCATCTGCACTTGAATAATTTGAACTTGCTCTTTTCATTATGTGACTCTCTTAACCATTCTAACCATCTTGCCAGTTACATCACATTTTGCTTTTCCTGCTTCTTCCAGATAACCAGCTTGGATTAGCTCTGTAATTCTTGGTTGCACCATATTTCTTTCAGCATAGTTCATTTCTTTCTGAACTTGTCTGTCTGTATATAATCCCTGCTTCTCACAAAAGAAGTTATGGATATGTTTTGCTCTCTTACTTAACTTTGGTCTTTCTTGGTAATAACAGTTAATACTGTTGTCATGTACGTTTGTTTTCATTTCATTCTCCTGTTCTGATTAATACAAAAATGGTTGCTGGATGTATGAACCCTGTCCAGCACAGGAATGATTAACTCTTGGAGATAGCAAGTCATACTCTTACCTAATGAAAATTAAAATGGTACTTCTGTTTCAGCTTCATCAATGTTTGTTACTTTAGCACCAAATGCTTCTTGCACAGCTTTTACTGCTCCACCAGCTTTTATTGATTGGTATTCATCAGATGCTTTAATTGTTTCTTTCTTCCAATCATCTAATGCTATTGGTAGCTCTCCACCTTTGAATGTAGATAGATCAAACAACTCAACATAATCTAATTCAATACCATCTGTGTTGTATGGCATTACATTCTCAACAGTTACATTACCAACAGAATTTGGAGCTAGTATCAAAGAACAACCCTTGTTTAGTAACTTTGAAAAATCAAAATCATCTAAATCAATTTGCTCACCACTAAACCAACTTGCAATATACTTACGCAATGTAGCTCTCTCATTCATTGAGAATGTTACTGTCTTATGTAGCTTTAGATTATTTCCATCTGGATAGAATTGATCTAATAACTGCCAGCCAAGAATTAGTGACCTTTTCTTTTTTCCATCAAACTTATTCTCTGCTGTTCCAGCATCAATCACGCTATAACAAACAGCATGGTAGATACCAGCTTCCAAACCTTTCTTGCTTTGTTCCTTTGGTGCTTTCATTAAACATCCCCTTTTTTAATATTATCCCAGAATACTATCTTGTATTCACCATTAACTTTTTTACCTGTTGCACTTGTATTGTGCTTCTTCTTAAACCTATGCAATCTAAAAGGATTATTAGGATTATCTTCCATGACTAATCCAGCTTTCCCTTTTGCAAAAGCATCATCAATTATATTGCCAATTCTAAACGAACTCATAATTATTTACTCCTTCTTTCTTTATTTATTCTACTATTAAATATCATTGTTACTCAACTACTTTGTTTGTTTCTTTTCTTCTTTAAATTGACATCTACTCAAATCTGTTTGCAAACATACACTTGAGTTAGAGCCATGATTATTTACAAGACACTCAAAGATTCTGGTAGTCATTCTTCCTGCATCATCATAAACAATATCATAACCAGCATTGGCTAATGTTCCTTCTATTCCAGATGACTGTAATGCATAAACACTTCTTGCATCTGATACTATGTTTGATGATCCTCTAATCTTATCTACTGTTATCTTTTCATGGTCTTGCAACTTCGTTAAATGATGAACAGCTACAACAGCTATGTTTAGACTATGTGCAATCTCCACTAACTGCTGACTTACTTCTTCATCAAATCCTACATCACCATACTTTCCAGATGGTCTTAATAAATCTTTGCATCCATCAATAAATAAAACTTTGATGTCATACTTTCTTTTGAATCTTAAAGCTATTCCTTTTAATCCTTTTGGTGTCACCTTCTTATCCCAGAAATGAATAGGATAATTGCTTACTGTCTCCAGAGCTTGCCTTCCTTTTTCTATTTCTTCATCTGTTGATTTACACCATTCCCATCTCTCTCCATCATTAATAGATATATAATAACCACCTCTATCTAATACACCTGTTTCTATTCTGGAAAGATTACTAGCCATTCTCTTAATGGTAGTTTCATATTTATCTTCTAATGGAACTGACAGAGTTGGAATGCCTTGTTGCCCTAAATAATTATACCAATGAGATAACAGCATTGATTTACCAGATTTACTTTTACCAGTTAAGATATGAACCATGCCTTGTCTTAATCCACCACTCTGTCTATCAATAGATACAAATGGAGTTGGTATTGTAATTCTTTCTCCAGATTGTGATAGCTTCCATTCTTCAACTATGGATTCATAATTATCTTTTTCTTCTACTGGTTCTCCCATCAATCTAGCTATGAGATCATCAGATGTATCATCACCTCTGTATGCATCTTCTCTACACTTATCCATCCATTCTATGTGCTTTCTTAATTTATACTTCTCCTTAATTATATTTGCATAGTATTGTGAATGACTAGCTACAACAGTTACATCTTGACACTTCATTAAAAAATCAAGACCACCTACTTTATTCAAAACACCTTCTGTTTTTAAATGCTCTACAAAAGCTATTGGATCGAGATGGTTATTATCATGAACAAATTCAGTTGCATACTTCCATAACTCTTGATGTCTTGGTTTATAAAAATGCTCTGGCTTTATATCTACACCATACACTTTATGAGATTCTAATAAAATAGAACCTAACAATCCTAACTCTGCTTCTTCTGAATATGGTGTCTGTTTACTCATCTATTCCTACCCAACCTTTCTTCTTTTTATTATTACTATTACTATTACTTGCGTTTGCTTGACTTTGCTTGGCTTTGCTTGCTCTTGCTAAACCACCTCTCCTACCTGCTTCTGCTCGCTTCTTACAAACGTCATCATAATTAGTTTTAGCTTTATCTAGGTTAAGTCTAAACATACTAAACACCATGTCACATAATGGACATAAATCAGTTGGTTCTTTACCAGAATCAGCATATTCATATATTGCTTTAAATACATGACCAGCTTGTTCTGTTGATAGTTTGTCAATAAATGTTTTGTTATCAACAAACAACATAAATGCTTTTGGTTTCATTATCTCCTGCTCCTGTTGCTAATCATAATTAAAGGCTACTACAACACCCCATGCTTTTTTGTTTTGTAAATGATAGATGCCATCAATAATACAAGTTGGCTGTATATTATTTCTGGTAATATCAATGGTTACATTATCTCTAATCTTTCTGCACCATTTAGCTCTCTGGTATTGAGTATCATGTTTCCATTGATCTCTTTCTCTAAATGCTTTTCCAATGTATTTCTTTAATGTATCTAACTTTGGAATCCAACCAATTAAGTCTTTACCATTTGCCAAAATAGCATAATCAGAATCATATATTGTTTCTGGTTTTTTTGGTGATACATCTCTTAACTCTACCAGACATTCAACTTTCTGGTTAGCGTCTAATCTCATTCTGTATTCTTTCAGTAGATCATAATCTACAAAAGTTGTTCCTGTTAAATTAACCAGCATCATTTTCTTTATTCTCCTCCATCTTATCTAATTGATTTGTCATTTGAATATGAAAAGCTAACTCCTCTGCTTCATCAACTGTTACATCTATTACAACTCCATCTGTAATTCTATCATCAACCTTTGATATAGTTTTATGCATCTTGCAGTTATAAAAAGCAATCAATGCCCTACCTGCTCCAGTTGTTTTATACTTTAGACTGCTCATCTTCTACTATCTCCCATTCTTCAACAATCTCACCAGATGATAATTTCTTTTCCCCTGTCTTGATTGTCTTATATTTAATACAATTATTTTCTCTCCATTCACTACCTTTATCTGAACACCAATCTTTGAATTTCATTATCTCAATATGATCTTCATTGTGTAATGGTTTTCTTCTGGTCTGCCAATCGTATGGTTCTCTTTTAGTTGGAAATAATTTTCTTCCATAAACCATGCAATCACATTTGCTGTTGTGCCATTCACATTCTGGACAAAAGGGAGATGGTTCGTCTCTGTGCAGTTCAATGTATTCTTGTTCTGCCCATTGACGCTCCTCCTCCTCCCTTCTTTCCTGCTCCTGCCAATCGTCAAACATCTTGACTCTTATCTGGTGCTACTTCTTTACCATCAATCCAGCAACCCCATCCAAGCTCCAGACAAAACTTAATAACATCATCTTGCATCTTGATTGTATTTTCCTCTGCTTGCTTGTGGATATTTTTATTGTTCTTTAATCGGTCTTTGTCCACCATCTTGAACTTCCTCCTTCAACATATTTACTGCTTCCATTAATAACTTCATTGCTTCCATCATACTTTGTAGCTGTTTAGACATTTTAATCTGATTGTCTAATATGTCTAACAACTCTTGATGTAGTCCATCAACATCTTCAATCCCTATCTTTGATTCTAGTTCTGGCATACTTTACTCCTTTGTCTGCATACTTATTTAATTTGTTTATTACTTCTGGTTTTGTTTTCTTGTACCAATGGCATCCACCATTCCAACATTGCAAATAATCTCTAAAGGTTGCCTTCTTGCCTGTATTTAGCTCATAACGCTCAATCCAATAAGAAAGGTATAGTTTAGCTATCTCATGTGACTTTTGCATTGAGAAGCAATCCTCGTAAGAATATGACGTATCATAGACTCTATTAACATCTGCTATAATTAGATGTGGTTGAATTTGCATACATCCAAATGAATGATGCTTGCCATTCCAATAATCACCTTTAGCATTTAAGCGAGCATCTCCAGAGAGATGCCCACTTTCTAAAAACATTATTGTTGTTAAGATGAGCGACCAGTTAATCATTCGTTAACTCATTTTTATATTTGTCATTCACATCTTGTTTCAATTTGTTTGAATATGATTCAACTAAATTTCCAAGATAAATCAAATCCCGACCAGAAATTTTGTTTCCATTTTTCTTGTACTGCTCACAAAAAACAACGTCTCTAACTTCTGTTTCAGTTAATGCTTTAAAGTAATCATTATCTTGGTTTTTACTACTTTTATAAAACACTATTGTAGCAACCTGCTGTACTCCTTCACCACCCCATTCAGTTCTGAATATTGGATAGCGATCATATATTTTATTACCTCTGATATAGTAATTTGATTCCATGCTTGAATATATTTTTCTCATTTGTCTATCTCCTGCCTTTCGGCTTTAATTAATTTGTTAATCATCATTTCTATTTTATAAATTATATTTATACAAAACGCAATAGAAAAAGAGAGCTGGTTGCTCTCTCTATTTCCATTCGATAAATGCTGTCCTCTTTCCATAACCTTTTCTAGCGTCATGCTTGTTAAGTTTGATTGTTGTTTTTACTCTGATTGTTTTACCTCTGAACTCATACCAATCAACTTGTTTTTCAGCTTCATCCATTGCTACTGTATCTGCATTGAACCAGATAAAGTTACCATTAGCATTTTGTATTTTGACAACTTTCTCACTACCATACCAACCTTCTTTAATGTAGTTAGTAATGACTACACCTTCTACTTCTTGTCTGCCTTCTGTTAGCTCTGGAGCTTCATCCATTTTCTTTTGAGCATTTGCTTTGGCTTCAGCATTGGCTTTATCTTTTAGATAATCTTGTTCAATTTTTTTGAACTCATCTTCTTGTCTATATTTATATACAATAGCTAATTGTTTCATTGATGGTCTATAACCTTTCATGATGCAGTTTCTAACTAAACCATGAATGAAGTCTTTATAAAAAGAACGTGCAGATTCCACAGCAACTAATTTAGTTTCTTCACCCCATTGAATAGTTTGATCATAACTACCATGCTTCTCAACAACATACTTACAATGAGCTTCAAGAGTTCTGTATATTTTAATTAATATATCTCTGAACTCTTTAATTGATAATTTAGTGTTATCTTTACTAGCAAGATATTTTCTTTGCATTTGTTTTTGATAATTTTTCCATTCATCAATAGAACCAAACTGATGAACAAATCTTAAATGACAATCACCACCAACAGTAATGTTTTCACCAGATGGTTTATGATGCCATACAGAACCTTTTATAATATTTGCATTGCAATGATGACATCTGTACATCATGCCATCCTTTATATCTACACTTGGTGGATCGATAGGTTCACTAATCCAACCACAATCTGTATGAGCAGATTCAAGTATAACTTTTCTCATATCAAAGAAATCAACAAACTCATAATCAGCAAAACTGAAACCTTCAGTTGAGCCAAAATGTTTTTTGTCCATTCCCCATTTTCCTGTTTTTGTTTTCATTTTTGTGATCTCCTTTTTAATCATGTGCAAAATATATTAAAAAATTTAAGACTATGTCAATACTTATTATGCTAAAGATAAAAAAAAGATTAGGTGCTGACTTTGACCATTTTAACCAGAATGTCAGCGATCTTGGCAGGAGAAGGATTTACACCTTGCGTAAATGGTTTAACGCATAAAATTATACTGAAAAAGTAGTAGCTCCAATTATTGTAAAAGTAGCTGTTTTATTTGTACCAGCACCAATCGTATTACTTAATTCTACTGATGTAACATTACTGCTAACAGGCACATTAACTACACCACGATTTTGTTTTATATCTTGGCAAACAAAACTAGCATTTACTAAATCAATACTTACTTCAGTAGTTGTTGAAATCTTTGAATGAAAGCCAACAGAAGCTACACCTGTATCTCCATCATGATCTTTAGCTTGGCAACTTGCAGATATTAATAAGTTACAAATTTTAGTATTATCAAAACCTGCTGTAGCTGAAGTAAATCCACTCATTAAATATGTATAAGTATCTGTCCCTACGCTATTAGACCTTGTTTGTGTCAGTGATACGCTTCCACCACTTAATTTGTAAAATTGTAAACTAGGTGTTGGTGATTCAGTTGCAACATGGTCTGCTACTGCTTTAGCTGTTGGAATCTGACTGTCAGTAGATGAGCCAGAAATGGTTGTAGCAAGATTGGCAATCTTTCCTGCTTCAATAGTTGTATTTGCTATTTTCGCATTTGTTACTGCAAGATCATTTATCTTTGCTGTTTCTACTGCACTATCTACAAGCTCTGTTGTATCAACAACTCCTGTTAATCTTGAGCTATCAACTTTACCATTACTATCTAATGGACAAATTCCACTAGCATCACCAAAGCTATCAATTATAGTTGATAGTTCTACTAATGCTAATCTTAAATCTTCTCTAGCATCAGCAGGTTTATCTGAACCACTATCTAAATTTGCTGTGCTTACATTACTTGAATTACTTGGGAACGCTGTCATATCTAAAAACCTCTCACTTCTATATCTACTGTTGCATCAGTTAAAGTTGATCCACTATATAACTTTATTTCTGGTGCTAAAATTCCACCTACTGTTGTTGTTTTACTTATTACCTCAAAGCTCCTTCCAGAGCCACCACCTATAAATGTAACATTAATTACATTGATTGTATTAAAACTTGTATTTAATGGCAAATATATATGCCCTGCTGTTGAACCACCAGACGCATCATAAGCAGAAGCTACTGCTGATGTGTCTACATTTTGCAAACTTTCTACTATCTGTTTACCATCACATAATATTGATAAAGAATCTAACCTTGCACCAATGCCAACCACTTGTGTTGTTGTTTTAATAAACCTTGCTGATATTTCATTTAATGTATTTACATTAACTGCTGTTGGATAAGTATCACCAGAGTTTTGTTTGAACGTAATTAAATTAGTTATTGTTCCTTGTCCAGTTGCTTGTATTCTTGGTTTAAATGTAATGATAGAACCTAAATCAAATTCATTTGTTTGATAAACCATTAAACTTGAACCAAAATTAAAATCATCCCAATTATCCCATGTTGTTGTTCCTAAATCATCCCATTCAGCATTTGTTCCTGCTGTTCCTTCAATGGTATTAGTAATGGTGTTTACAGAACCATTTGAAATAGAACCAACTGTTTCCCAACCTAACAGTCTCGGATAAAATGCTTTAATAATATCTCCTAAAGCTGTTTCATCTAAAAATATGTCTAATATATTTTTTGAGTTTTCACTTTCATTACCAGAAGAATCAACTGCTTTGATTGCAAAATCATAAGTTCCTGTTGCTAATAATTTTGTTTCAAATGGTGATTGTGTAATTACTCCACTATGAAGTGATGTCATGCTATCAAAATCAATAGCTGATGATGATTGTGTTCTAAATTTTATTATGTAACCAATCACATCTGGTTCTTCAACAGTAGAGAATGTAAACTCTCTTGTCCCATCAGCTTGTTCTGTAAATGTAAATAGAGATGGTGATGCTGGCTTTGCTGTTTTACCGACAACATCATGTTGCTGTCCATCCTCACTTGGATAGTAACTTGATCTTCTGCCATTCATCATGATAGTTCTAACTCTTACATTATAAGAACCAGAATGAATTACAGCTCCAGAAGAATTTGTGCTTCTACTATTTACTGGAGAGCAGAAGAAAATATTGTCATTAGTTAAAACAGTTGTCCAGTTATCTGTTCCTGTAACCTTCCAACCAATCTCATATCCTCGAACAAATGCAAATGCTGGTGGTGTCCATGTTGCTTTTATTCTTTCTACAACACTTCCATCTTTTGAAATAAGCAACTCATCTGTACTATCTAGTGTCATTGCTTGTGGTGGTCTTGCCTGTAGTGGATCGGGTAAATTTGTAACTGGTGAAACTTGTGGTGTATTTAAATCATAAGTGTAAACACTTGAATCATATTCTTCTGCTTCAATTTTTATTAAATCATGAGCTTCTAAAACTACTTTAGTTACTCTAAATAATTTTCCAGATGCCAAATCACCAGAATCCCATCCAAACTTTGAATGCTTAATTCTTATAACATCCATTGCTTCAACTTTGAATGCTCTTAAATTTGTACTAAATGAACACTTCCAACTTAATCTTGATTGTTTGATAAAATGTTGATTTAAAATATCAACTCTTATTTGTTCATTTGTAAAAGGAAAAGATAAATTAGCTTCTAATATTCTATTGTTATCCTGTTCCAGATGACTATTAGTTTCATTTTCATTTGATGTAATAGTTATTCCTGCTTCATAATTATTATGTTTATCAACAAACTTTGTTTTAGCTCTGTTTCTTCTCATCCTTACAGAAGCTCCAACAACATTAAATGTATCTATTATTTCATCTTCAGTTATTGTTAAAACAGAAGTTGATGGTTTATCTATAACTAACTTAAATTTCTCGCTAGGTGGTAACAAGCAACCTCTACAAGATGTTAATAATTTTTTTATAACATCCATTGAATTATCAGTTGTATTAATTACACCATTACAAGTGTATCTTTTCTGACCTGTTAATTCATTACCATTACTATCAAGATGAGTTACTGTTTCATCACAATAATTTGCTTCTGTCATAAAACTTTCTAAATCAATATCAGTATATGGAATAGCTCTGCCATAAATAGTATTAGTTAAATAATCTAAAATACACAATGCTGGATTTTCAGACCATTCCCATGTGCTTGTATCAGTTGTTCTATGACTTCCACTTCCACCTGTTTGTGTTGAATCTAATCTTGGATCATAAACCTTTTTGCCTTTTACTAATGCAGTTAATGTTGGTAATCCACTTGCAAAAACATCTGAATCAAAATCAATAGCTACTGCTATATAAGCAATTCCTTTTCCTTGTGATGTTGCATCCCATCCTTCAACAGATGTTAATGTAGAAGATGGTGTTTGATCTAGTGTTCCAAATTTTTTCTCTACACCAACAAGAGTTGCATAATCTCCTTGAGTTACATCTTTATCATTTAAAAATACTTTTTCAACAGATTCTATTTCTCCTTCTCCTAAAACTAAAACTCTGTGTAATCTCTCATTGTTTGCTCCAGATATAGCTCTCCATTCTGTGCCACCAACTAATGATTCACCATATATAACTGGAATAGTTCTTGAGTTTGATTGACTGTTTGTTTTTATGTTTTTTGCAAAATTAGATAAATCTATATTTGGTTCATCAGCAAATGCTTCTGTAATCCTGCCAAAAGCATAACTGACAATCATACCTTGTATTGCAGTTCCTATAGCATAAGAGCCTATTGCCATCTTACCAATGGCTGTCCATATTTTACCTATTCCTAAAAAACTCATTGCTTTCTAAATACCTTAAATTCTAATTCATCTTGTTCTATAATTTTTAAAACATGATACAAATTAACAGCAGTAACTTTACCATCAATAAACGAACTAATTAATTTACCATCTGTGTATATGTGCATACATTCAATCTCATCTTTAAAAAGATAAAGCACATCTCCTGTTCTCCAACCATTTTCAATTTCTTCATATCCAAGATAGTCTAATAAAACTAATCCATTTTTTTCTGCACATAATTCTTTTGCCTTCTCTAAAGAATCAACAGGAAAATTTTGTTCATGATAATTTTTATAATCTTGATTTCCTTTTGCATAATCCCAAGCTCTACAAATTAACATTGAACAATGTGTTTCACCCCAAACAAATGACCTATTAAGACTATAAGATAAAAAATCTGAAAGTCTGACTAATTCATTATCTGTGACTAGTTGTTTCATTATGTTTCTCTACCCCAAACAATATCTCTGTTTACTGTTCCAAATGGTTTAAAGAAATTATCATCTGGGAATCTTTGCGTTTGTTCTGTGTGATTTGTATGTCTATTGGCTTTTCTATCAAAGTCAGATAAATAACTTGAAGCACTCACACTTACAACAGAATCAGAATCTGGATTATGTTTTATATTTGGCTGGCTAATTTTACCAGTAAAAATTTTATGAGTACCAACAATCGTTCCATCTTCTTGAACAAAAATTCTTAATATATTTACTTCCCTGCTAATATAACGATAATTAAAAATTGTTGATATGTATTTTCCATCTACTGATGAAAGTGTAAATGTAACTTTTTGAACTTGTAAATCATTTGATTGATCTAAATTACTAATGCCTAATAAATGTCCTAATGCTTCATAAGTATTTCCATCATAGGTTATATCATTATGAAAATCTGTTATGTAAAAATTTTCTGGTGTATTAGATGCAGTATTAAATAAATTAAAAGCCACAAGATGTCCTGTTAAAATTCTATTTGATTCTATGAATTGTTGATTAGCTGTTGTGACTGTTCTCATTTTATCTCCTATGGTGCAGTATGTGTATATCCCAAAGAAGCATAAGTTTGATGTTGTTCATAGGTTGAAGCATAATAACTATAACCATAAGAATCATACATATAATGTGGAGTAAAATCAGCTTCAGAAACTGGTGCTGTAGATGTATAAACAGATGATGTAATTGTCTCAATAAACTCAATAGAAAAATTACGAGTTCTATCTGATGGAATTGAAACAGTCATATTATCATTTACTAATGAAACTCTAAAAACAGGTTCAAAAGTTACCACATCATTTTCACTTATAGGTTGTACTAAACTTGGATAAGTTGTTACCAATGCTCTTTTGTTTGCATTTGAATTATAATCTTCAACAGCAATGTATGTTTTATTACTTGATGCGATCCTAAAATAATCTCCTGCTTTTATGACTCCTGTTGTATTAGCTGTAAAATTTTTAATATCAAGGATGTTTTCACCTGCTCCGACATCTTTATTTATTTTTAAAACATTTGAACCTGTTGCTAAAGGTAATGGAGATAGTGTTTCATGATTTGGTAATGCTAAAGTGAATGCGTTAAATCTTCCTCTTTGCTTCATTAAGAATGACCATATTGGATTAAAATCTTCTCTAGTCATTGGAGCATAAGAAAACTTAATCATCCATCTCTGACCACCTCTGCTTGTTGCCATTCTTTGTAAGCTATGAGATGTTGTTATTTGTGTTTGATTTACAGAAGTTACCTCTACACTACTAGGTGCAATATGCTGTGGATAGTCTGCTGTGTATGTTGAGTAATTAGCCATTAATTCCTACTTGCCCCCTTCTATGAAATGCTTCATCTATCATTCCCACAATCATATCTCTACGCATTCCAATTTGATTATCAAATGATTCTGCATCAGTTGCTTGCACATTAAAGTTTACTATTGTTTGTCCACCTAATTTATTATTTGGTGTGATAAATCCAGATGTATTTGGTGTAAATAATTCAGCACCTCTTTCTCCAACTAAATATGAACTTCCTCTGGTAACTGAACCACCATTTGCTCTTGCTGTAAAATCTGAAAAAGCATTTGGAATTAAGTTGCCTAATGTATCTCCATATTTTGTAACCATTGATCCTGTTTGGAATGATGACATCTTGTTAAGATTTACACTTGAAGGTTTAGCACCACCACCAATTAATCCCATTACAGCGTTTGTAGCAAAATCTAATAATGGATTGACTACTGTTTTCTTCAATACAAGCCTTTGCATTTCCAAAAGAATATCATTTACGAATGATTTAAAATTAGCTTTGCCTGTGTTAATAAATTCCTGCAAAGAATTAGTCATTCCATCTGATGCCATAGCAACTATGTTTTGTACTTCTTCAGCAGTAAATACAACATCTTCTCTAACAGTATTCATTGCATCAGTTAGTCCTATCTTAAAACTGTCAAATAATTTTGTTATAGCATCTATCTCTGTTGACGCTTTTAGTTCTGCTAATAATTGAGCAGTTCTTTTTTCTATGTCACCTATTTGTCCTTCTAGCTCTGGTGGAACTTCTAAATCTTTAAATAAATCTTTAACTCCTTCTAAATCAAATTTAAAATCACCTAACAATCCAGAGAAATCACCACTAACAGCTTTTTTTACATCTTCTGCTACTTTTGAAATTGTTTCTTTATGGCTTTCATAAATACCTTTAACACTATTTGGATCAGTAAATGTTCCATCTGGTGTTACTTCATCTGGTAATGGATCAGCTAAATTTAGACTTGGATTATATTGTCCATATCCACCAAATCCCATTGGATTTACATTAAACTGTCTTTTTTTACTTTGTCTGTCCATGTATTTGAAGAATCTAACAACAGAAGCAAAAAACCTACCAACCTTATCAATAGCTTGACCTAACGCTCCTACAACTAAATGTAATGTTGTTGCCAGAACAGACATAGTTTCTATGAGAACTTCACCCCATGAAATATCAGCACCTTTTACTTCTTCAAGAACTGTTTTTAATGCACCTAAAACGACCACAATTATTGCTATTGATTTAGCAAACATTGCAAAACCAGCAATAGCAAATGATAAACCAAATGCCTTCATTCCAAGTGTAGCTATTGCTAATGGTGATATAAGTAATAAAATTGATTTAATAACAAATCCTATTACACCAACAATATTAGCCATCACAAATGCAACTTGACCTACTACAAAAAACAATGCACCAAATCCCATTGCCAAAGCTCCAACTTTCATTGCACTTATTAAAAAGTCTGCCATTGCTTCTTTGTTTTTAGATAAAAATTCAGACAATCTATCTACAACAGCTCTTAATATTGGAGCTAGTTTTGTAGCTAATTCTATTTGCACTCCTTCAAAAGCAGATTTTAATTTAAACAATGATCCCTGCAAAGAATCATCCATTATATCTGCCATCTTTTGAGCAGTTCCAGCACTCATTTCAAAAGTTGCTCGTAGCTTAAATTGTTCTTTTCTATTCAGAGCAATGATCTGTGCAACTGTTGCACCTCTCTTACCAAATAATTGCATAGCTGTTGCGTTCTTATTAGTAGAGTTTTCAATTCTGTCTAATGCTTGATCTAAAGTTAATCCTTGTTTTGCAATCTCAAGAAATACATTTCTCAATGCAGTACCAGCAGAACTAGCATCAACACCTCTGTTTACCAGAACAGCTAACATTGCAGTTGTTTGTTCTAATGAAACTCCAGCAGAAGTTGCAGTAGCAGAAACAATAGCCATTGCTGTATCAAATTTATTTAGATCAAGAGCAGATGAACTAAATGATGATGACATAACATCAACTACTCTTACCATCTCATTTGCTTCTAAACCAAATCCTCTTAATGTTTGAGCAGATACCCTTGCAGATTCTCCAAGTTCTTCACCTGTTGCTAACGCAAGATTCAATGTGGCTTTTGTTACCTTTTCAATCTCTGTTGCTGTGAAACCTAATTTAGAGAAGTTTAATTGTAACTCTGCAACATTAGTTGCTGTGAATCTGGTAGTTGCTCCCAAGTCTCTTGCATTTTTGGAGAGCATATCAAACTCTTTAGAAGTTGCTCCAGAGATAGCTTTAACCTTTTGCATCTCTTGTTCAAAGTTCTGAAATACATTTATTGCTTGACCACCAATGAATGCCATTGGAGTACCAATTCCAAGCATAAGTTGTTTACCTGTTTGTGTAGCATCTCTACCAAACAATCTTAACTTACGCTGTGCTGTTCTAATGCCTTTATCTAACCCTTTTGTATTAAGAGTTACATCAGCAAATAAACTACCTATTTTGGTTCTAGCCATTCTGTGCTTCCTGCATTGCTTTTACTTGTTCTAAATACAAACTAAATTGTAATGCCTTCTTCCTTAAATTAACCTTCTTTTCTTTTCTAGTATCATCATCTGGATCAAGTAAGAAATCTTCTATCTTATATGGTCTTGGTCTTTTCTTTTTATCTCTATTCATTTCAGCTTCCATCCAACAGATTTGTGCTGATCTGTAATCTTCCCTTCTTAACTTTTTTCTATGAAGTTTTGCGTATGCTTTCATCTCACAAGCATCTGCTGATAAAAATTCTTCTTTAGTTAAACCATAATAGATTATTGCTAGAGCTTGATACTCTAGCCATTTCCTTTTTTTACTTCATCCTCACTTTCTTCTTCTTCACCTTGTGTAAATCCAGCTTCTTTTATTACAGCTTGCATTACCTCTGGTAGTTCTTTTAACGCTGGTAAATGATTAGCATGGTCTAATGGATCACCTTCAAGATTTAAACAAGCACAAGCCAAACGAATTGATGCAGATATTGGATGTGTTTCAAATTCAGCCATTGATCCACCATCTAATTCAAACTTCATCATAGCTCTGTTATCTAATTTAATTTCTTTATCTTTACCTTTGTACTTTATTTTCGCCATTTTAACTTCTCCTTATACATAAGTTAGTTCTGATTTTAATTTAAGTGTTACTGTATTTTCTATGTTACCATCTATTGCTGTTGATTTCTCTACATTATAAACACAACATCTAAATGTTGATTCAGTAGTTCCATCTGGTGCAATGATTTTACCATATAAATTTAAATCTTGTAACAAACAATCTGTAAATGAATATAATCTATATAATTTCATATTGCTTAATTCTAAATTAACTCTGTCTACATAAAGAGAGAAAGCTCTGTATCCACCACCTCTAAATGCGTACTTATGATCTCCAACTGTTTTAGGAATAAAGTGTCTGCGAATAGCATTGTAAGGTGAGCTGTAAAAACCATTTCTAGCATAGTTATGATATAAAGCATCTGCTCCACCAGATTGTACGCTGAAGCTATTAAGAGTATAATCAAACTGATATTTAAACAGTCCTTCTAATGTATAAACTTGACTAGGAGATTGAGTTTTTTGTCTTTGCTTTTCTATATAAATATTTGGTGGATTTGTGTCTGCATTAGATAAATCAGTAGTCAGCCTTCTTGGACTTACACTTCCATTCCAAAATGCAGTTGTATTAGTTACAGATGCATTATCTGTTGTCCAACCTGTTCCTGCATTTGATCCAATGTCATTTCTTAATATACCATGATTAGCATTTACAACAGTTGTGTTTTCACCAGTTCCATTAATATCTATTTCATCATGAATAAAAGAAGATTTAAAATCTGTTTCTGTCCAAACAGCAGTTGCATCTGAACTACCATTAGAAAATGAACCATCAGCTAATTGTGCATTCCAGTTTCCAAATCCTTCACCAACATTGTAAAGATTATGATTAGTAGTGAATACAATTTCACCTGCATCAACTAACCCACCTAAATAAGTTTTTGCATCACTTGATCCATGAGCAGTTACTTCTGATATATCTCTTACTGTATTTGGTAAATCTATTTCAGTTATTTCTTTGACTGTTACAAAATCTGTATTGTTTGGAGATAACTGTAATCCATATCCTCTTGCTTGCGTTGCCATAATTACCTCTTTCTACCAAGTAACAATCCTGCACCAGTCAATGCAATTAAAGCTATTGCTTGTGGTTCTGGTATAACTGTTAATGGTGTATCACTTGTTATGTTAAAATTTACTGTTCCTGTTTGCTCTGGATCGTAACTTGTCACCATAGCTAACACTTCATTTGTGAATGTAAAATTAGGAAGATAGAAAAACAATCCTTCTTCCATATCATAATTCCCATCATCATCTTCATCAGCTAAATAATAAGAAGCTGTAAATTGTTCTAATCCATTAAATGATTTTTCTTCTGGTAGATATAAATATAAATAAGGATCATCATAATCTGTTAAATCAGCATCATAATTAAAGAATGAAACTGTAGCTTCACCTTCTGCTGTTATGTAAAACAAATCATAATAATGTTCTTCTTGATCTATTGTAACAACATTAGCTTCTGATAGTATTGCTTCATAATCATATACTATATCTGCATTCACAAAACTTGCTAAAATCAATACAGCTAATAATCCTGCTAATGCTAATATTTCTTGTAATCTCATTTTTTAAACCACTCCAATATCTTAAAAATTTTCCAATGTCTTGGCATAAATAAACTCAATGTGCAAAGCAGACCACCTATTCCAATTAATACTGCTATCACATTTGCTTTTACTATTTCCCATATTAACTCTACATAAATCATGTCATTGACCTATTACGTTCATTCATATCAGTAACACTACCATCTGTTTCATTATCTGGATTTGGTGGTGATACTGATTTTCTAAATTGTTCTTCTATTGCTTTTTGTTCTTCTGTTTTATTTTTTTCTGCTTCTACTTGTTTCTTATATTCACCAACTGGTTTTCCTAAAACTGTTTGCACTACTGGCATTTCTTTTCCTTGAAACTTGGAATCAGCAGGTAGTACATTTGCAATAGTTTCTTGAGATACTGTTCCTGTATCTACTAACTCTGCTACAACAGGTTCTGCTTTTTCAAATGCTTCAACATAATTATCACTAATATGATTTACTTGAAATGCACCTGCACTACCTACTGCTATCATTCCAGATGCTCCTAACGCTTGAGCTTGAGCTTGCACTTGAGCCACAACTGCTTGAACTGTGCTTTGTGTAGCTTGACTTGTAACCTCTGCACCAACTGCTTCTGCACCTTTAGCATCAAATTTTGGTATATCTTTTTCAGATGAGTAAATATCATCTTTAACTTTAATAGAATTATCTTCATAAAGTATTCCTTTTATAGTTACTTGCTTACCTTTTTTTTCCATGCCGATAAAGTACCTAGCCCTTTTCAGAGCTAGGATTTTTTTAAATTAAGAATAACTTACTGCACCAGATACTTTAATTGTAATAGTAGCTGTTAATTGTGCATCTATTGGAGATGATGTTTCAAATCCTGTAACAATTCCATTGAATGTTTCAACAGTTGCTCCTGCATCTGCATAAGTAACCTTAAACTCATAGTTAGCTGGATTTTCTGATGCACTACCAGAATCATAAGTTCCACCAGTTGCTAATCCTCTTAAACCAATGTCGTCTGTTCCATCTGGATCATAGTTTACTGTTACTGATACTTCACCATAATCAACTAATCCACCAAGATAAGATTTAACATTTGAACCATGATTAGTAGTTTCAATTAAATCTCTTGATATTGCTGGTGGTGTAATATCAGTTATCTCACCTAACTCTGCGAAAGTTCCACCATCTTTACGATAATGAAACTTCATACCGAATCCACGTTCTGCCATAATAATACCTCTTTCTTATTTAAATATATATTTAATTCTTAAATCGATTGATCTCACAACCAATCCCTCTAAATCACCAAAATTAGACTGCTCATTAAATGACTCACAATATGCCATATTTACAGTTGAATCTAAATCAAATGATTGTCCTACAAAAGCATCTTTAAATGCTTTCACTCTTGTATCTTGACCACTAATGGTCTTATCAAAAAAATCAAATTGAATAACAGCAGTTCCAGAAGGATAACCACCTGCATGAGTTGGTTCTGTTGCATCACCTTCTATGTTAAATATTGTATAAGGCAAGGATGCTTTCTGTGGTGGCTTAACTGGATAAAACTCATTTGTATTATCTGTTGCTATGTTATTTTTTATATATTTAGCTAGAGCTTTAAAAAATGTCATTGTGCCACCTGCCTAGCTGTTTTATTAACTGATCTTTTTAATGATGCTATAACTGCACTTCTAGCTTGTTGCCTTACTCTATTGAAAGATTTGTTTGCCCAAAGATAATGCATCTTCTCAACATTTCTTTTAAAGTTTAGGATATAAAAATATACTCCTGTATTATCACTTACAGGCAATTCTTTTAATTGCTTTCCACCAATAATACCAACAGAGTTTTTACTATACTTCTTAAATCTGATTCCTATGTTTCTTTTTAAATGACCAGTATCTTGTGGAGCATCATCTTCAAATGCTTTTTTTACTACTTCACTACCAGCCATTACTGCTTCTTTAACAGCTTTGTTTTTTACTTTTCTTTCAAACCTTCCTAGATTTCTAGTTAGTTCTTTAACACCTTTTAATTCAAAGTTTGCTGATGTAGCCATTATTCCACCACCTTTGCATGAATGATTGTTTGACCATATCTTCTTTGATCTTCTAGGAACTCAATATCATACTTCTTACCTCTGTATAATATTTGATCTGTTTCATCTATTGATGATAAATAACGAACTCTGAATCTTATGTTTCTTATAGATACATCTTTATTATCTTCATTTTTCTCTGATCCAGATTTAACAATTACTTGTGCTGAAATTGTGTTAGCAGTTGAAAAAGATTCAATAGGTTCACCAAAGTCATTCTCTGAACTTGAGCGACTTTGTATCTCTATTCTTTCATCCAATCTACCAACATTTCTCACTATTTTCTCCCCAAAGAATTTGACCCAAAATAATAGCCCACGAGAAGACAGAGAGAATCCACAAGCGACTGTTCCACCCATAATCCAGACACTTCTTGATAAACTGTCTTGCTAAAAATCCACCAACCTTCTTTGACTGGAACGCTTACTCCAACATCTGTAAAAGCTATAATGAATGGAAAATAAACCATTGTTAAAAGGATACTAATTACAATAAATCTTCTAACCCAGCTTGCATCTTTACCACCTCTTTTAGATGCTCTGTCTGCTGAATCATCTTGTGCTTGTTGCATTTCAATCTTACCAGCAGTTTGAGCTTTTGAAATATCTAAAGAACCTTGAACAATAGTTCCTATGAGTTTAAATAAAAATCCAGAACCTGCTCCTGCTAAAAGTGTTAATGCTTCTCCACCCATTACTTATTCCTCCAGCCCTTCCATATATTATAGAGAGCATTTAATCCAACAAGGATACCAATGCAGGAAGCTATAATAGATGCTACATAACTAACCTCTTGTAAGCCCCATGATGCAACTGCTGAAGCCCCACTTACTCCTGCTTTAATTACTGTGTCATTTACTAAATTAGTCATTATAAAACCTGTATTACCATTTCTGTTTCTGGATTAGATGTGTCTGGCATTCTGTATAAAATCGGACTACCTAAAAATTCAAACTCATCTGTCACTTTTCCATCATTTATTTTTACTTTAAATTCTATTGGTTTTTGAAACCTTTTTTTTCCCATTGTGTAATGTAAATCTTCTAGTGTTCCTTCTGCTCCACCTTCTACTGTGAATGTTAAATGAACTTCACTTGCATCTGGCATTGCATTCATTGTTTCACCAATGAAAAGGATTTCACAATTTCTACAACTATCAATCCTTGCATAAGCATTTTCATGTAGCTTGTATGAAACTGTTATCATGGCAATCGTACTTTATACTGATTCAATAAGAAGTCTACTGATCTAGGAATAGCTATTGGTGTTCCAGTGTAGCTTATTGGCTCTCTAGTATCATAATAATGAGATAGTAATAAATACATCCCTTGAATGATTGGTTGTGGTATATCTGCAACATCAGAATATCCAGCAGTATATGTAAAAACAACTGGAGCTACTTTTTCAAAACTTATGCTATTAAATAATACAGAAGATTTTATTGCTACAAAAGCATTTGTATCTCCTGTGCTATCTATAACTAATTTATCAGAAGCAACAGTCTGCTCTACATTATCTAAATCAAAATATTTTAGTGATGTAGCAGAGATAAATGGTGGATTAGGAATCCTTAATTTTCTCTGTACTGTTGGATAAGTTTTGTATGCTACTTGATATACTTGATTAACACCTAGTGACCTTCTTAAAGAAATCTCTGCACTCTGCCTAGCAACTTTAATTAGATTAGTAATATAAGAATCATCATCAGTTGTATCAACACGCAAATGTGCTTTAGCTTCTGAAACAGTAATTGGTTCTGTACTTGTATCAGTAGTTCTTTTAATTGAATATGGTTCTATAATCATTACTAATCCTCATAAAGTAAACCCATGACTCCCAAATGAGAGCCATGAGATTTTAATTAGTTATGCAGTTTCGTCTGTAACTGTTAATCTTACACCACTATTATCTGTAAGAGTTCCATCAGTTCCACCACCACAACCAAAACGCAACCCATAGATATGAGTTAGTGTAGCTACAATATCAAAAGTTCCAGCTTTTTGATAAGACAACGCCATCATTGGCATTCCTGTATCAGCGTCTTGAACGATTGAGTTACTAGCGATAGCTGGAGCATTTGCTCGTGATGCTTGTGCTTGGAAGTCATTAGGTACACGAGAAGCAATGTTGATTGCATTTCGATCACCAAAGAATCCAGCACAGTTTTCACTATTGCCATCTGCTGATGGATACTCATAGATAGCTTCAAAGCCAGCGATATTACGAAGAATACCAATTCCATTTGCACCACTTAACTGACCATAGTAATCACCAGAAGCAATCTTCTCATCAGTTAATAGTCCAGTCATTACTTTAGAATTAACAATACCATAACGACCTGCGACTGACGCACCTTGAGTATTTAACTTCTCACGAAGATCATGCAATGTTGATAAAGTAACACCAGAAGCTGTTGCTCCACCTGCTACTGATTCTGTAAAGTTAGCTGAAACGATACCATCCCAGATTGCACTCATTAATCCCTTACCTAAAGTATGAGCTAATGTGCTTGCTACTTCACCATAAAGATCACGTTGTGTTGAAATCATATCTAGGTAATCCATAGATATAGATACATACTTATGCTGATCTAATGTAATGTTGATGTCATTAGTTAGAGTTCCAACATCTGTTGTTGAACCTTCATAACCTGCTGATGCATCATAATCTGATGGACTTGCAATTGAGCTTAAAACTCTAGCTGTTATTGTTTGTCCTCGTCTTGCTGAATCACTAGAAAAGTCACGAGCAAAGTTACTGATAACAGGAAACTGCACTTTATAACTATCTAATACATCAGCCACCAACTCATTAACACTTAAAGTGTTTGAGCTATTTCCACTTGCTGTTGCCATAATAATACCTCTTTCTTATCTTAAAGATTTAATTTGTTTTGCTAATAAATATTTTTGTTTTGGATCAGTTGCGTTTTCTAACTGTTCACGCAAATCACCAATACTTGATTTTGCTTCTGGAGAAGAAACTATCTTTTTAGTTGTAGGAGCTTGTGCTAATACATCTAAAATAGAATCTTTAAACTCATCAACAGATAGATCATCTGCAACTGCTTTTAAAGCTACTGAAGAATCTACTGCATATTTTTCTGCTAATGCGATAATTGAACCTACACGTTCTTTTTCACAAGCTAATGCTTCTTCAACTTCTTCATCTTCTTCTTCAACTTCTTCTTCTGCTTCTTCTTCAGCCAGCTTCTCAAGATCAGCGTCAATGATTGCATCAACTGCTTCTTCATGATCTGGTTCTGGTGAAGATGAATCAACTACTTCTTCTACTGCTTCTTCAACAACTTCTTCAGTTGCTTCTTCAACAGGTGCTTCTACAACTTCTTCAGTTGCTTCTGCTTTAATTTCATCTTTCATGTTATTAACCTCTGGTTCATCTTGTTCACCATCACTTAATCTTGGAAGTGATGCACTAAAAGGATATTTTTCTAAATCTTTTATCCTTGCTACCATTGCTATTTTTTCTACTACCTCTGCTTGATCTCCAATAAAATCAACTGCATCCTGACCAAACATCCATGTTTCAGCTTCCAAAAGATTACGAATGTAATCCTCATCTTTGCCTGTATGCTTCATGTAGGTTTTTGTAAGAACTCTCTCAAAGTTACCAAGCACTTCAATAGCTTCTTTCATATCTTCTCTGTTTGGATAATCCATTTCTGCATACATTGGTAGATGTAAAAAGATTCCAGCATTTTCTGGAATGTAAATCTTATCACCAGCTAAAATTATTATTGATGCGATTGAACCAGCTATACCATTTACATAAACATGAACTTCTGCTTTATGTCCTCGCAATGCATTATAGATTGCTATGCCATCTGTGATGTTGCCACCAACTGAATCTACTTGTAGATTTATTGTATCTGCATCAATAGAGTTTAATTCTTTAATAAAGTTTTTTGCATAAATCCCATAACCACCAATCTCATCTAACAAATACATATCAACTGTTTTTGTTTGATTCTTAATGTTAATTACAGGTTCTTTAATATTATACCATTTGCCATTCATATCATTCACCATCTATCTGTTTAAGTTTTTTGATTGCCCATTCAATCCCAGAAGTTCCACCCCAACAATCCCAAGCTATTCCTCCACAGCCTTCATCATAAGGAACATCTTTATTTTGTTGATGACGTTTAAAACTTGCCATTCTAGCAATAGTATCCCTAGAAAGACTTTCTCTGTTTGCTAATTGATTTGCTCTTTGAAATCCAACAGGTGTTAAACAATCATTTGGATTATCATTTTCTCTTAACCATTTTAAAGCTCTTTTTGCATTGTTAGTTGCTGACTGTGGATAATCATTATAAGTCTTATTTATTAAATTCTTTTTTTCATCATCATCCTTCTTATAATTATCTGCTTTAGCAGGATGTGATGCTGGCAATAAATCTAAATCATGTTTACCACTTCTGAATCTACCATTTCTTAATGCATATAAGAAACTGTTAACACGAGCATACGCCCATTGCTCTGGAGATTTGACTGATGGTCTAACTGAATCTGGATTAGTCTTATATGCACCTATTCCTCTATTAAAACATATCTTTAATTTTCTTAATGTTGTTTGCTTACTTGGAGCATCTCCTACTTTTTCCTTATGATCTTCCAGCTTTTTTTTAAGACCTTTTTCAACTTCCTTTGTTACTTTATCTGATTTAGTTTCATTAACTATTTTAGCCATTGCTTCTGGAGCAGATTCTCTTGGTTCATTAACAGGCATCAATGCACCATTTACAAAATATGTATCTCCACCTTCATAGGTTGGTTCATCTTCTTTGCGTCTCACATCATTTGGTGACATGATTCCAGAATTAACTGCTTGTGCATAAGCATTGAATCTAGCAGTTACATCTCCTCTTAACAGATCATTGAAGTGATGCTTGAAATAATAATTATCTTTTTCTGCTTCACTCAATAAAGTCATTCTTAACTTTTGCTCAAAGTTTATCGCTAATGGTCTTAACGTATGCATCACATAAGCAAGATTCTGGTGTTCAATATTTGAGAATGTAGCCCTGTCTAAATTACCACCAAGATGTTGTGGAACTTTAAACAATGCAAATATTTGTTGCTGTGTAAACTTTCTTGATTCTAACATCTGACTCTCAACATGATTTAGATTCATTGGAGAGAACTTTGCACCACCTTCAAGAATAGGAGTTCTGTGTCTGTTACCCATTCCAGAATATCTTTGACCCCAATCTTCTTTCAATCGCTGAAATGTTTCTTCAGACATTTCATCTGGATAAGAAATCACGCCAGAGACAACACTAGCATTTTCATAAAATTCTCTTGTATATGCTTCTGCCGATTTGCCACCAGATAATAAATCACTACCCATGTTAATGATTGATGGAGATAATAAATAACCATCTGCGAATAATCTAATGTGCAAAACTTCATTCTGCTCTAACATTAATTCATTTTCTTCATCCTCTGGATCGGGATAAAGATAATGCAGGTTGCCATCTGGCATGATGTGATATTTTATTTTGTTTGCAAATAAAGGATATAGTTCTCTCACATTGCCTGTGCCATCTCTCAATACTTGAGCAACAGCATTTCCTCTTAACAATAAATCAATCATCATCCACAGTCTTAAATCATAAGATGATTGGTTAGCGTTTGGTTGCCATCTCACTATGTCATAAATCGGATGATTTGTAGCCTTATAGCCACCATCATCTTGTTTGCTATACAAACATAAAGGTAAGGATGCTATTGATTCTGCAAGCACTCTGACAGCGATTAATACATCTGTCAGTTCCATTGCATTTTGTTCATCAACATTTGTGTTTGGTTGATTGGGATTATATATCTTAACTGTGTTAGTTTTTCTGCTCGGAGATTCTTCACCAAAGACAGATTTCTTAATATAGTTTATTATTCGCATCAACGAATTATATATATAAATATTTTTATTCCTAATGAAAAGAAGTTGGTAGTAGTTGGTAAAAAAAAAGGAGAACCGAAGTTCTCCATTAACTTAACTATAATATTTTTTACACAACAAATGGTTCGTATGTGCCATCTGATTTTTGCTCGTATGCAATAATTAAATCACTTGCTGATTTAGGCTCTTTAGCCAACTTAAGTAATGTAACTCGATCTGCATAATCAAAAGTAGTTCTGAATGGAACATAAAATACTTCATTATTATATTCTTCTCTACCACCATCAGCGTATCGAACGCATTGAACCTTGTAATGATAATATGGAACATCACCATCAAGATCAGAAACTTTATCAATAACCTTACCAATTAAGTAAGAATCAGAGCGACTTTCTCTTGGCTCAAAATTGAAAGCCTTAATCCAATCTCCAATATTTGCAACTTCGCTGTAATCATAATCTACTTCGTTCATTTTAATTTCTCCTAATTTTGAATTTAATTTTTTGTGGTTCTTAATCATGGGTATAATTTATGAACTTTCTTTGACATACTGTCAACAATATTTGCAAAAAGAATTTAATATTTTTTTTAGTTCTTTTTTTTGTGTTTGTCTGGTGATAAATTTTTTCTGAATACGTTGATTGTTTTGACAATGGAAGTATCTGGAGCAGTTCCAGAGAAGCAACGCATAATAATAGAAAGGTTTATTGTTATGGAAGTCACATTAAATTATCGTGGTGCTACATACGTTAAGTTTGTCAAACTTGACTAGCACAAAAAAAAGGCAGTCTTAATTGACTGCCCTTTCTTTTTTCTGATTACCAGAATTATTTTTTCTTCTTACCAAGTATGAAGTCAAATGCTTTTTGAGCTTCTTTAGATGCTTCCATAATCATGTTCTCATCATCTTCTAATTTAGAAACCCAGCCTTTAATATAAGATGCTTGATTATCAATTACAGCAGGAGAGATTCCAGTATCAGCACAAAGAAAACAAGCTGTTAGTTCTGCAACTAATTCTTCTTTTGAATATTTCTCTGAACCAAAGTTTACTGGATCAACAACACCTTCTCTGGCTAATCTTGATTCATGTCCAGTTGAATGAGCAAGCTCATGAAACATTGTGCTGTAATATTCTTCTGAACCTTCAAAGTTATTTCTAACAGGCATCTCAACACGATCAAAGAAAGGTTGATAACAAGGTACAGTACATTCTTTTGTTTCACTCAACGCTGGTCTTTGTGGCATATTATCAATAATCTTTTGAGCTTCTTCTAGTATCTCATTTTCTTTTGCTTGAACTGGTTTTGGCTTAACCCAATCATGCTTGATCCCTTCAACTTGCTCTAGGTTGAATACTGAAATATATCTTTCAGAGAACCATGCTTTATATCCATGTTCTTCTGTTGTTCTGTTGATTTGATAGATGCTCATATCTTTGATCTCTTGTGGAACTTGACTAGCATTGATGTATTTCCCATCTTTAGAGTAGCTAGGATATGCCATATAAAATGCAGTTGATTTAGAACCCTTCTTCACCTTACCACCAGCTTTTGAAATTTGATTGAATGTTGCATAGTATGGACAATCAAACTTTGAGAAGTGATGAATGAATAAGTTAATTCCACTTGTGTAATGTTTCTTGGTAAACCAGTTAAGTGGTCTTGAGTTATCAATTCCACCTACCCATGTTTTTCTCCAAGCAACTGTACCTTCTTTTAATTTTGCAATGATAGATTCTGTTAGAATCTTGTTTACTGATTTTTTATTTGTAACTTTTTTTGCCATTTTTTTATCTCCTTTTTTATGGACTGTTTTAATCATGGGTATAGTTTATGAACTATCTTTGTTGTTATGTCAAATTTATTTATAAAATATTTTCAATTATTTTTAGGCACAAAAAAAGAACAGTTTTAAGTGATGTTCAGCACTATGATTTCTGGAGATAAATTATTTTTTCAGAAGTCTGATCTTCTCTAAAATTCTTTTGCGTTTTTCTTTTTCTAATTTTTCTAATTCTATTCTTCTTCTTTTTTTATACTCATAAACTTTTTGTCTATTGTCATACCAAATTTTAGTTCCATCTGATTTACCAGACATATTTATTTTGTGTGTAAACTTGCCACCTCTTTTACCAGATGCTTTGTATCTTTTTTCATGCAACCTCTGGTTCTTTTCTTTCTTCTCATCTTTCTTCCTCATTAGACAAAGTGTTTTATGATCTACCAGAGCTTTTCCTTTTTTATCATACTTCATAATTTTATTTTAAAACAAGAACAAGAGCAGATAGCTTGTCTGCTCTGTTCTCTAGGTGGTGAGATAAATGAATCTCCAATGAGCTTTAATTTGAATGCAAGTACATTTTTTATTTAACCCATACCAGTCAACTACTTCAAACCTTTCAGCTTTTTTCATCTTACACTTAATGTCCTACTATCAAAAGATTTCACCCATTAAGCCTGTGCCTTACGCCCTTACAATCTAGCGTTATTCAGCCACACCATATAACCTTCTATGCCTAGAAGATAAAATCACCTTTCACTTTTTGAATGTGTTCACTTAATTCTCTAAATCTAAAATCATCAATATCACCTGTATCCCAAATCTTCTGATTAAAATACAAAACATTTGATAGCCATTCTGTAAACCCATGAGCATCTTTGAATCTGTCTGCATCCATGACCATTGATTTAACACCATAATTTTTTTGTCTTAATCTAAAAGAAGTGGACTCATGAAATTTATGCAGAGCATCCAGATACCATAACTTTTGATTTGTGTCTAATGAATCTAACCAATCATCAGCAAACAAATTTCTGACATGACTATTCTCAAGAGCTACTCTATAATATTTGCTAGTATTTTTTTTCATTTTCATTATCTCCTAACGAATCTTTGACGTTCTCATAATTTTTATATATTCGTCAACTAATATTTTTATATATTTTTACTCCCATCCAATTGGGATTCTTACTGGCTTTCTACTCTCCTTCTCCACAATGAACCAGAGATGATATTGATTACAAGTATCCACCTCTCTGGACTTGGCAGGGAATATACTTACTGCTTCATACTCATCCCCAACGCAACAAGATTTCATGTGTTGAATCTCTGGATAGTTCAAATCAATTTTCAGAGTATGACCATTCTCATCTCTTGCTGTTGATTTAAATGTTAGATGAACCAAACCTATCTCATCAGATGGTGAAACAACCTTTCCTGCATGAGTTCTGGTTTCTGCAAACCAATCAACCTCAACTTGATATTTATCATTCACCCAGCAATCTAAACTTTTATGCCAATGATAAGTTTCTGATAATTTTTTCTTAACTTGATCTCTAGTTAATCTTTTATCCTTCTTCATCATCTCTGGAATTAACCTAGATAAATATTCTTTCATTGGTGGAAAACTACCTTCCCAATCTATCTTCACATAATCTTTCATTTACATCTCCTTTAAAAATTGTCGGCAGGGATTTCAACCTGCCATCACTATTAGAATGTCAACCAGTCTCCTGCTTGATCTATCTTACTTTTCTTCTCCACCTGCTCTGGAGTTTTACTAATCATAACTTGAGCAGTTCTGATGTCTTGCCTGTCAACGAATTTTTTAATTCGTTCAACATCATATTTATCTGGATCAACATAGATTATTTTGTTGCCCAGAATATTATCCTGCTTGTGATAAGCAAGCCACGATTCAAAACCAATCCTCTGGTTAGAGAGAACGATTAAGTGACCGAATCTATCAAGGAAGGTAACATCTCTGTTTACCCATCTTATTCTGTAAGTTTTACCTGTGCTACAGAAGTAATCTTCAACAGATGAATCATCCCATTTGGAAAGATTCTCTACCTTCATAGACACTGTTTCTTTCACCCTCATTTGAATGACTCCAGTTTCTTGGTAGCTTCTCTTAATCGAGAAGAACCCCAAGATGTCTTACGCAATGTACCTGCAAGTTTATCTTGCTTGATAGCATTGCTAATTACAACAGCTTCAACGAGCTGTTCTATCTGTGCAAAGAAGTCTGCACTAACCTGCAACTTATCTTTGTCATGAACTTTCTGCCCAATCTCTTTTGCAAGAGCTTTGACATTTTGTTTATTGATCAATGACATATTTTCTCCTTTCGTAATCATGCCTTTTTTAATCATGGGTATAATTTAGCATGGGAGAAATTTATACGTCAAGCTCCAATATCAATTATTTTTATACTAAAATCAAAGATACTTTATATTAGGTTTATTTGAATGGTAGTCACTAGCTTTGAAGTCTTGTTTGTATTTAAAAAAATTATCTACATCATCTGTTGTTGTTCTTGGTGGTGATCCTTTTGTTTTACCACCAGAACATTTTAGTCCAGCTTTAATCATTGCTGTTACTGTCCATGTACTGCATCTGCAATAGTCAGCTATCTCTTGCCTACCAATTAAAATTTTTTCATTCATATCATCCTCAATCCTCTGGCTTCATAAGGATTAACTTTTTGTTCTTCATCCTCATCCCGAAGCATTACACCCAAAGCAATTATGCAAGCAACAGCACCATCAATTTTTTGTTTAGCTCTCATCTTATCTGGCTTCATATTTCCAGCAGGATCACGACTAACAACCACATTAGATATGTTCCAATTTAGTATTGGACAATTATCATGAACAATCTCATTAGCTATTACTTGTCTCTCTAGTTCAGCAGTTGGATTTGCCATTGAATAAAATCCCATACCAAACTTTCTTGTCTCAACATTTTCTTTGTCCAGAGCTTGAATTAACTCTCCAGCAAAGTGTCTGTCATATCCAAAACCTTTAATCTTAAACTGACCATTTCTTTCTAGTATAGATTCTTTTATAAAATCCCAGTTAGTAGTTTTTCCATTCGTTAAAATTAGATTGCCTTCATCTGACCATAATTGATAAGGCACTTGATCTTTTATTGATCTCATATCTATTTCATAATCTGGTAAAAAGAAATCTACTATCACATGATTCTTATCTAAACCTTCTTGCACAGGAAAGAAATATGCACAGGCACTAAAATCTGAAACTCTTGCCAAGTCCATTCCAGCATAACATTCTAGTCCTTTTAATTTTTCTAAATCAATATCACCTTTGCAATTATCCCAATCATTATAGTTGAGCCAAATCTCATCAACTTCAGTCCAGATATTCAACTGCTTGTTCAAGAAAGAATTTAGTCTGGTTGGAATTTGTTTTATTTTTGCAACCTGTGATTCCATGAACTCAATTTCTTTTGCTTCATATAAACTTGGATTAGCTATTTCCCAAACTCTTGGTTGATCCCAATTATCCCAATCTTCTTTATCAACTGTATAAATAATTCCAAACTTATCATCACACTCAACTTGTCCATCAAGAATCTTTACCAGATGCTCACGCTCTTGATAGCAGACATTTGTTTTATCATAACCTGCTGTTGTGATTGCGATCATGTGCCAGTTCTTCCTAGCACCAAAAGCATCTTCCATAACATCCCATAATTCTCTCTTTCTCCATTGATGTAATTCATCACAGATAGCTGTTACTGGATTTAGCCCATCAAGGTTACGAGAATCGCTTGCAAGTGGTTTTATGAAGCTAGTCCGATTACTATCCTTAATATAGAGAGTTGACCTTCCTACGAGCATTTCAAAGATATTATTAATCTCTGGAGAATACTTAATTATATTCCTTGCATCATTGATTACTATTTTCGCTTGATCTTCTTTGGTTGCCAGACAATATACTTCAACACCTTCACGATCAAGTAGAGATGCATCATAACAAGCAATAGCACTAGCCATAAAACTCTTACCATTCTTTCTAGGAACTTCCAGATAAGAATACTTGAACCTAAAATTATCATCTTGATCTACCCATCCATACAACGAACCATAAACAAATTTCTGCCAATCTAATAAATTAAACACCTCACCAGCTTTAGCTCCTTTGTAATGTCTCAAGTATTTACAGAACTTAAAAAATTTTTCTGCTAGCTCTGGCTTAAATACATACTTCCAATCTTTTCTTTGCAGATCATTCAAATGTCTCTGGCAAGATTTCTTTACATAATCACAAGACGCAATCTCTCCAGAAACTATTTTCTCTGCATAGTCTGTTGTTGCGTCATTAGATTCCACAGATTCCCTCATATTCATTAAAAAAAAGTTTTTTGCTTTTGTTGTTCTTCTAATCTTTTAATTGCATTGTTAAAATAATCTTCGTTAATCTCATAACCACTAAATTCAAATTTTAAATCATCTGATGCCAAAGCACTTGATCCACTTCCTAAATGTGTATCTAAAATTTTATCACCCTCATTAGCATATTTTTCTAACAACCATTTATATAACTGTACTGGTTTTTGTGTCGGATGTATTTTATTTCTAACAGCAGTTGTTGAATATCTAAATATTCTTGCTACACAATCAAAACTTGTCCATGCCATTTCCCATGCTGAAAAGTTTTCCCAATGTTGTTTTTTATCCCAACAGATAATTCCTCTTGTTTTTCCTAAATAATCTCCAAAATAATTACCACCCCAAATAATCTGATTTTTGGATACTCTAAATAACTCATCAAAGTATTCTTTTGTTGGTGCTATATCCCAACCTAATTTATGCATTTCTTGTATTTTTCTATTTTGTAATTTACCTGCACCTTGTCCACTTCGTTTAGGCAATTCGTATGGTGGATCAACAATAGCTAAATCAAATTGATTATCTTCCATATCTTTCATAGCTGTCATGCAATCACAATTATAAATATTTATTTTTGTATTATATAAACTCATCTCTAATATCTGCTTTCTTTAATTCTGTATTTGGCTTTGGTGGATATAGTTTATCTCTTAATTTATCCATTCTGTTTTGAACACCAATTAGAATAGATACTCTTGGATTCATATATGATCCACCACCATTACTTGTAAACACTTCTCCCTCTGCTTCTACTTGCCTTCTTAAAATCATTGTATGGATTCTGCACCTTGCATATTCTTCTAATCTGTCTAGCTCGTCTGTTTTATAATCTTTAATGGTACATAATCGCTCCAGTTCTGCTTTGAATAATTTATCAAAGTTGCTTGGTACAAGTTCAGATTTTTTTACCAGCTCTACCATTCTCTTAACTCACAATTTGAACACATCATTTCTCTGGAGCAGTTCATCTTCCCACAATAATAACCATTACTGGTCTTTTTGCATATCCTTTGAACCCCCCACCCCCTAAAATCTGATGTGGATGTCAGAAAAC